GTCGCTCGTCTTACAGGATACAAATTCATAAATAAATATAGGAAAAAAGTAAGCTAGTAACATCTTCCAATGACTATCAATATTTCTGAGGAACTTCCAGCAAGAAAGAATGCTCCTGCTGTTGCAGCGAAGTCTTCTGCTAAGAAGGGAGACGCGAAAGGTGGAACCCCTCAAGAGAATTCTGCTAAGAGAGTTCGTCAGGCGGTTTATGACATTCGCTATCGTGCCAGAAGAGAAGATATTGATCTCAGAAAAGCATATTCTGAGTATATGGCAAACAGCAATCTGAGTGCTCAGGAAAAGACTGCCGTCAGAGAGAAACTGTTTGGTAAGCAAGGCGGTGGTGTATCAGAGCAATATATGGTCACCAGTGTTGACTGGGCAGAAAAGAACTTTGCTGATGCTTACCATAAAGTTTTTGTAGAAGGTATTAAGAAGGAAGAACCTGCTATTGAACTTGCTTACGAGCAAGAACTCGCTGAAGAACCAGAGAGAAAGTATAAGGTAAGAGTATTTGATCCTAAGACTGAGAAGTCTTATGTTAGATTTGCCACTCGTGAAAAGATTTCTAGACTGAGAGCAAAGGGTCTCAAAGTAGAAATGACCGAGCACGGTGAAGCATACGAGGGCGAGAAGAAGAAGGGTGAACAGACTGCCGCTGCCATGGGTGGTGGTCAGAAGAAGGAAGTCAAGGAAGCAAAACTTGACCCAGTTGGTAAGGAAGATGGTGATGTCAACAACGATGGTAAAGAGGATGACTTGAAATCAGAGCAAACGCTGAAAAGAATATGCAGGCGTTGGATAGAGCAGGTGGAGCAATCAAAGCACTTGATGCATTAAGAAAACAAGCATCACCAGCCTTTAGTCCTCAAAACGATCCTAATCTTACACAAACTGCTCCTGGTATCTACAAATCTAAGTCAGCAATTGAAGCTGGTAAAACTCTGCAACAGCGCCTAAGAGAATTACCTTCTAACGTAAAAAGGAGACAAGTTGATGCTGCAAGAGAAAAAAGAATGATGGCAGCACCTATTCCCGAAGAGTTTATTACTGATGGTGCCACTGGAACCACCAGCACTGAAGGTCAGAATGCCAGAGAGATTGATGTTCTCCCTGATAAAGTTGCCAAGAATCTTAAGCAGGTAACTGTAATGCCTAATGATCCCACTAATCAGCAGGTTGGCAAAGCACCTCTGATGATGAGTCAACAGATGGAAGGTGAGCAACTCACTGAGGAAGAAGAGGATAGACGTGAAAGATATGCTTTCATGAACGTTGCCAGAAACCTCGTTAGAGCAAAGACTGGTGCTAAGCGTCCTATCGCCATGGATCCTGAAGGAACCTATAAGAAGGCAAAGGAAGACCTTGCCAAGATGGTAAACAGCGGCAATCCTGATAAGGATAAGGAAGAGACATCTTGCGAAGAAACGCAACTGTCCATGGCAGATACCTTCAAGAAAATTGTAGAAAATGCCGGAGTTAAAGAGAAAGATTCTGCTGAGAAGGATGCGGCAGAAAAAAAGTTGGAATCTAAAAAGGATAGTGATGTTAAAGTTAAGACTAAACCCTCCAAGGATTCTGATGATGCGATGTCAAAAACACGCTTGAACACCATCACAAAATCTGATACTAAAGCACAATCTGCTGGTAGTGGAAAAACTAAATCTTCCAGATCCTCTGGATCTTCTGGTGCGGCTTCCTCTGCTTCTTCTGGTGGTAGAATGACCAGTAATGACAGTGTTTCTCGTGTTGATGCTGGTAAGGATCCTTATCCTATGCTTTCTCAGGACGCAAAACTGAGAATGTCTCTTGGCATTAAAGATATTGAAAGTATTTCTCCTTTTAAAGATGAAAAAGGAAATGGCGGTCATGCTGCATTTATGGCACAGTTTGGTCTGAAACCTTACGGCACAGAACCAGATAATTTAGGTCGTAATAATCCTACAGATATGCCAAGACCTAATGCTATGCCTAAAAAGGATGCTGCTCCCAAAGTAAAAACTGAAGGAAAGCAACTGTCAATGGCAGATACTTTTAAGCAGATTGTTTCTGAGGCTCCAGGTAGAATGCCTATGACTGCTGGTGGCGGTGTTCCTTCTCAGGATGGACAAGTTGATAGGTATAGAGGAATGGCTCGGCGTAGAGCAATGGATGCGGAGCGTAGAAGTAGATCTGGACCTGGCGGTCCAGTAGCAAGACCACCACAAAACAGACCACAAACCACAGGTGGTGGTGCTAACAGATATAAGTTGCCAACTAGACCTACTGACGGATCTGGAACTGGAATCTGAAAAAATAGTTAACTTCGCTATATAGAGTACGTATGCTCTAAGGCAATGTTAGCATTTCTCCTTCCACTCGCATCAAAAATAATCAGAGATGCCGTCTCACAGATTCCGGAAAATGAAGAACTTGGTGAGAAACTGGTTGAGATCTGTCTTGTTATTCTGTCTAAAGCAGTTAAGCTGACTAAGACTGACATGGACGATCAACTTCTTGAGGTTGTCACTAAGGCAATCGCAGCAAGAGAAGCTGAATAATTTTATAA